AAGAATCTTGATTCGTCAAGGAAATACACCGTTCTCCAAACGTATTGGATCTAGCTCATAGTGCGTATACTATGTCTGTCACTCGTCTCTTAGTGACAGGTGTCGTGCTCTGCACGACGCTCCCGGTCGTGGTCCTGCTACTTGCAGCCATCCACAACAGCCTCCCACCCCGCCAACAACAACCTGCCGGGTGGATTAAAGGCGAAAGTACTGAGTATGTCCCGAAACCTCAGCCTTTCTTCTACCACGACCCCCTGAGTACCTACCGGCGTCAACAGCAAGGAATTTACGACCTCATCGACGGCAGAGATGAAACATCATTCCGCCATTCCGTCCTCGTCATCCTTACCCTAGGCTCAGCAACTCTCTCCACCCACAACAACCTTGCCAATATCCAGCCAGCATTCATCGCAGGCCACAGACATGCTGTCGTCTGTGATCAAGGTACCGTGGTTGGACATCACTTCGGCACGTTCATTCTGCAGGACGGCTTCCAGGTGCGGTACACCTTGTTGCCGACCAACTGCATAACCGAATCGACTGGCTATGTCGTCACAGCCTACCCATCGGTCGCTGCCGAGCTCCCGGAACTCACCCAAGCTGAGACTGCCTGGGCACTTTACGCCATTGCGTTAATGTGCGCCCTCATCTCACTCAAGCTTGCGCCTTTCCTTACCATCACCATCCTCACCATTGCCACTGCGTATATGGCTGTTTGGGCGCTGATGTACGGCGCATATATGCTCACTGTCCTCTTTCTTGCTCACCTCCTCTACAGTCTCAAGAGTCGAGTCGTGACCGTTTTCTCCGACCCGTGTCCATTCGAGGTCAACCAGTTGAAAGACAGGTTCAGGAAACTAACCAACAACAAAGAGGCACTGCCCGGACAGCATGTCCGTTTGGCAGCGTGGCGCCGCATCCTCGAGAAAGAGGTAGCCAACATCTTCAGAGAGAAGCACATGCGCTTCCGAGATGTGGGCGGCGCGCGCGCCAGGTTCCCGGAGGACGCCGACATCAAACACATTTGTTCGGCACAGAATGATAATGACGACATCATCAGACAAGACAAAGCGCACCCCACGTTCGATAACTGCTTCAGAAAAGGGCAAGATTGCCCATACCTTACGGGACACGAACGCATCACCGGCGCGCTATTGAGCCATGTGGACTACCATGTCACACCTGAGCAGCTATCCCGCATCATCAATGGGCCGACCTTCATTATCACACATGGGTTCGGCGCTGCAGGCTCGTCTGGTGGCTTTGGAGAAATCCGACACGAAGATGGTTCTGTCTCCCACGAAGCTGAGTGGGTTAACAATGCCGGTCGGATCACAATGACAACGTTTGACGGAACGCCATACAGCCACGGTTACAACAAATGGGAAACCGAGGGTACGATCATCGGCAGCCGATCTGCCGCATCCTATGTCACACTCATGGACTACAAGGACTGCAAAGTGATCTTCGCCTACCCCTCATGTGGCCAATATGACAGAACCAACCCGCGCGTCCTCCAGCGCGCCACGGCCACCGTAGTACGACTCGGTGATGGCACAGAGGTAGCCATGAAGCTGGAAAAGCTTCAAGACCGTATAGTTAGCCAGTTTGTCTATAAAACTGAATCACGTGGTGACGTCACCGTACCCGCCCACCTCCCTCCATCCATTGCCATGGCACTCTGCGCCAGCCCGCGCGACGCGAAGTATGAGGCTACACTCAACTCACTCACATCAGCCAAACTCCGTGCACACTCCCCGTCCATGGAACTCAATGCTGATCTCGTCAAGGCACACGCTCGCATGCTCGCGAACGTTTACTCGTGGGAGATTGTTAGTAACAGCTCCTACCACGGCTGGGACCCAACCTCCGATGGTTACATCCGGTCACTGGCCTACGAAGTCGCCGACCGTTTTCGGTTCGGCAATGTTACGTACCAGAAAATCATGAACGATATCCTCAATAGCGAAAAGGTTCTACCCATCGCAAAGATACTTGGAGTCGTGTCAAAGGTTCCCACCGCTGAAGTTTTCGCCGAGCTTACCATCGCTGAAATCAGCAAAAGCGTAGCGGAGAAGAGCTTTCGAGGGAAGCCCGCGTCAGCTGATGCCGGCGCTAACGTGGGCGTTGAACACGGTGCCGCGCAAGACTGTCCAGAACGTGATAGCCTCACTGGAGAAACGAGTCCTCAACCCAGTAGTTATGCCAAATCCGTTGATAACGGGTCACTGGACACACTCAAACCTGGCAACACTGCCGGACTCGATCAACCACACCCTGTCGCTGACGAACCAAAGCCGTCAACTTCAGGAAGTCGCCAAGATGATGGGCGAGAAAGTGAAAATCATCGTAGCCAGCGACTCGGAGCCAGCTCACCTCGGCCAGAACAAGAAGGTCAAGAGTCTACGCTTGCTCCAGCCATCAACAGGCGAGGAATATTCTTCCTCCGCATGTTCCAACTGGCCTCTTCCAAGGGCGTCCAACTTCTTACACAGCGCCACCCCCAACGACAGATCGACGAACAACCCCGTACTGTCTTTCGAGTGGAACTTCTCGGTGAAGAATGGACCGGTGACTCTGAAGAATTCACATTGCCGCGCGCAATGCTCGACCATGAACTTACTAGTCTCAAAAGCATGCTGTGCAAGCTACCCCGACTACCACATGCGAAATTGCGCTGCGCAATTCGACTGTGCGTACGAGCGATGGGTATTCCAATGTCCTCATGTGGGCACATCGATCACACCACTGACTGCTTTAACATACGAGTTCTCAAAATCGGACGCGATGACCCCATTCCAAGAGGCTATTCCCGAATTACCGTTCTCGGAGTGGATTACGCGCTACCCAATGGCTCGGAGAGCAGACTTGATGAAGGCCCGAGAGGAAGTATACTCGCGGGGCCTATCCCAGCAGGATGCTGTCACAAAATGCTTCCTAAAAGTGGAAACGAGCGTCAAAATGACCGATCCGAGGAACATCAGCCCGAGATCGGATCAGCTCCTCTCAATCCTAGGACCAGCAATTTCAGCGATAGAACACGCAGTCGTAAGACCGACAAGTCGCAACCAGCTTCCCGCCCACAAAAGAGGAATGACCATGCTCGTAAAGGGACTAGATCTCACCGAAAGGGCCGAGTTGCTAAGCGCCCAGCTTAGACCCTACGCCCGCTTCATCGAAACTGATTACTCCCGTTTCGACCGTACCATATCACTGCCATTCCTAAGAGATGTACAAAATTCACTCTTCCTCATGGTAAATAAGGACCCGATGTTTGCTCGTGCACTTGAATTGACCTTGAATACAAAAGGCAAAAGTGCGCTTGGAGTTACATATAACATCGAGGGTACGCGTTGTTCGGGAGACGCCCACACCTCACTTGGAAACGGACTCATCAATGCATTTATCACTTTCACATCCCTCTCTGCCTTAACAGCCGAGGAGTGGACCTCGATTCACGAGGGGGATGACGGCGTCATAGGTGTGGTGGAGACAGCTCATCAAGCTGCCCTTAATGGCCTACAGATTATACCCTTCCTTGGATTTAATGTCAAGCAAGATGTGTATAACCAGATCGACGATGTGTCCTTCTGCGGCCGCCACTACTACAGCACGCCCGACGGGTTCCGAGAGCACGCTGACGTGCTCCGCAGCCTCGACAAATTCCACACAACGGTCAGCAATTGCAAGGCCATGCCACTCATCCGGGCCAAAGCAATGAGCTATTACGCGACCGACGCCACAACACCCCTCATAGGGCCATTGTGCTACGCGCTTCTTCAGGCAACTGAAGGCGTCAGTTTCAGCGCAATGAAGAGGGCGTCGCGTTCCGATGACCGATGGATCACAAGAGACCAGGAACTGGATTTCAACGCCGATCGACCGCTCATGCCGATCTCATGGGAGGCAAGAATTAGCGTCTACCGGCGAACCGACATCACTCCTTTGGAGCAGATATGGTATGAACAGCACTACCTGCAGATGGCAACGCGTAAGACCATCCTGTGTGTGCCCCAGATCCGCCGCGACTGGAACATTCGCGAAGACGGCCACATCTATGGTCGTGTCTCTGACTGGATCCGATGGCGCGAGTGAATAACCCGCCAATCAACCAACAATGTGTGCGTGAATGATGTGTGATAGGAGAGACAACTCCTTAATCAAACCCGTGAATGATGA